AAAATTGCGCGTTTAGCTAGAATTATTTTCTCGGTGTATAGTACAACAACTCTCAAAATGGCCGGTGGTCTTATGCAACTCGTAGCTTACGGCGCCCAGGATGTTTACCTTACCGGTAACCCCGAGGTGACCTTCTTCCAGGCCAAATACAAGCGCCACACCAACTTCGCGATGGAAAACATCGAGCAGACCGTCAACGGTACTGCCGCTGATTCCGGTCGCGTCTCCGTGACTGTCGCCCGTAACGGTGATCTCGTCGGTGACATGTACGTCGAACTCAAGGTCAAGTCCTCGGGTGTGACTTCCGCTAACGCCGCTTGGGTTGCCGAGCGTGCCATCAACAACGTTGAGCTTTCCATCGGTGGTCAGCGCATCGACAAACAGTACCAGAAGTGGTGGCGTTTGTACTCGGAGCTTTACTTGGATGAGTCCAAGAAGGCTACTTACGGTAAGATGTCCTCCGGTGTCTCCGGTAAGACTGTGTACCTGCCCCTGTACTTCTTCTTCAACCGCAACCCCGGTTTGTACTTGCCTCTGATTGCCCTGCAGTACCATGAAGTCCGTTTGGATTTCGATCTGTCCGCGAACTTCGACGAATGGCTTGACACCTCCACCTTCAAGGTGTGGGCCAACTACATCTACCTGGACACCGAAGAGCGTCGCCGATTCGCCCAGAAGGGTCATGAATACCTGATCGAGCAGGTTCAGCACACTGGTGCCGACACCGTTGATGCTTCCAACACCAAGCAGGTCCGCCTCTCCTACAACCACCCCGTTAAGGAGCTTGTGTGGTGCTTCTCCAACACCCAGACGCAGAACTCCATGTGGAACTTCACCACTGCGTCCACGGATGGCAATGTCAAGATGCAAGTCGCCCCCGCCATCGGGGCCGGCTCCAATGTGCTTGTGTCGACCTCCACCTACGGTGCCCCCCAGCTCGGCCTCGGTGACATTATCGGTGGTGATGCCATCTTCACCGAAGATTCCGTTGGTCCCCTCACCAACTTCAAGCTTGTTCTTAACGGCCAAGACCGTTTCAAGGAACAAAAGGGTAAGTACTTCAACCAGGTGCAATCCTTCCAGCACCACACTGGTTCGCCTTACCCCGGTATCTACTCGTACTCGTTCGCGCTCAAGCCCGAAGAGCACCAGCCTACCGGTACCTGCAACTTCTCGCGCATCGATAACGCGCAAGTCGCTGTCACCATGGGTGCCGCCAACAACGCGACCACCATGCACATGTTCGCCACTAACTACAACGTCCTCCGCATCCAATCTGGTATGGGCGGTTTGGCCTTCTCCAACTAATTTGTTGGTTTCGGTCTGTTAGTAAATTAAATCAAAAAATCATTTTTAAATTGCACTGTTAATGCTATTTAAAAACGACAACACTAGTTTAAATATGTTTATGAAAGTTTTCAAATTTTTCACTAAAGTTGACAAACCTATACTAGGTAGATGGAGTCTAAAATCGTGTGATGAAATATCAGCTTCGATTAATTCTGTCTATCAAAACAGAGATCATTGTGGGGATACCATTTGTAAAACACCTAAAAAGGCGTCAGAATACCCCGAGTATAAACTTAAAAAGAAGTTGTCATAATTCAATATTATGTTAGTCAGTGTACAAGTTAATTGTTCATTCCTTAGACGACGTACTTATCGACAACGTAAAAAAATCGCGAAAAAACCTTGTATCAAGAATGCGGATGCCCTCACATGTGCTATACGTCATAGACGATGTGAAGGTTGTCCATTTAACAATTTTTTCAAAGAGCAAGAACCTATGCGAGTGAAGTAACCATTTTTAAAATTTATATTTGATATAAATCTTAAAATTGACTTTTATTTTTTTGATCTACGCCTTTTCCATGCGAGAAATCCACCTGTACCTGTAGATGATATGCAGCAACAGCAACAGCAACAGCACAGGGCTAGAACGATAATAATGAGTAGCGTCTCCTCACCACCACCACTGTTTGAATTTAAATCATTTTTACACATTTTCGTAAACGTCTCGTCTGTATTCAATTTTGCTTTTTGGGCACTCGTGGCATTGCTACTTAATTTGACATCTCTACACACCCGCTTAGGAACTTTGAAATCCTTTGGTATTCTGGGAAGAGATAGAATATACTCCTTCGTTAGTGGTATAGGTAATGCTAATGCTCTAGACACTATATCCATCTTATTATACAACAACAATTTTTATTGCTGTACGAGGTTATCTTCCCAATCCCAAAAGATAAAGTCACCGACTGGAATCTTATGGTCATTTGTAATCAAACATGATACGATGGGGTCTACTTGAGTAGTCGCTTCAGCACCTGTATATTTTTTAACATGTTTATACGTGTCACCATCCTTAATGTAGTGAGATCCCGTTACGAGAATGTTACCGGGAAGTTTGTAATATGGATCGCTCTCATTTTTAATTTGCATAGTGGCTTTAACAATGCTACCGTTAACGAGAATATCACCAAGTTCGATATTCTTCATGGCACGGGTTTCACCATTTTGGAGTTTGACAGGGGTCTCGGGGGAGAAACAACGTCGTCTCATTCTGAACCTAGGTCTACGTCGGAGACGTCCACCACCCCGCTTACGGCGGCGTTTACCGAACCTTAGTTTACGGAATTTGAACTTAGGGATTCTACGAGGGGCTCTACGGGGTCGAGGGGCTCTACGGGGGGCTCTACGGGGTCGAGGGGCTCTACTAGGTCCGGGGGCTCTTCGTGACATTTTACTCGCTCGCGTGGCCCCTGACTTTTTACGGCTCATAACAAAAGCTGCTCCCGCACCTGAAGAAGAAACCAAACAACAGCAGCATGCGAGGATACCCACATACATCATAGTGTTATCACCACCACCACCAAGTTGACTTAATGGGATTGGTGCTGACATTATATAGTATATTTATATATTATTTTACATATTGATCTTCCCAGTCCCAAAAAATGTATTCACCTATAGGTACTTTATGATCACTTGTAATTATACAATTTACAACTGGATCAATTTTTTGAGTGGCTACAGATCCATTGAATTTGGATACCCGTATAAACCTAGTCGAAGATTGAATGTAATGCGACCCAGTCACTAGAATATCAGTATTTAAGTCTTTACTAGGTATTTTATAATATGGATCGTTCTCATTTTTTATTTGCATAGTGGCCTTAACAATGCTTCCATTTATAAGAATATCACCAAGTTCGATATTCTTCATGGCACGCGTTTCTCCATTTTGAAGTTTAATCAATGTTTCGGGGGAGAAACACCGTCGCCTTCTTCCGAACCTAGGTCTACGTCTACGTGTAAACCTAGGTCTACGTATACGTCTAAACCTAGGTCTTCTGAATACCTTTTTTATTCTTCTCGCAGCAGCCCTTGCAGCACGTTTAGCTTTTCGGGCACGAGCCCTTATAGCATTTCGAGCTCTTCGTGCAGCAGCCTTCGCAGCATTTCGAGCTCTTCGTGCAGCAGCTTGAGTTCTTCGTGCAGCAGCCCTCGCAACAGCTTTAGCTCTTCGTGCAGCAGCCCTCGCAGCAGCTTTAGCTCTTCGTGCAGCAGCCCTCGCAGCAGCTTGAGCTCTTTGCGCAGCAGCCTTCGCAGCATTTTGAGCTCCTCGACCAATCCTCTTACCACTTCGAGGTGCCTGTGATTGTGGACGGGGTGGTGGACGGGGTGGTGGAGTCCCAGGTGCTCCACCCCCTGAGTCACCAGCACCACCACCAGCACCTGATAGTCTCGCCCGCCACGCAGCAAATGCTGCACCACCACCACCCAATAAACTAATGGAGGATGTACATGATGACGATAATGCGCACACTATACCAATTATTGGGAGCATGTCATCCATGAACACTTTTATTATACATGAATATTAATTTTGCGACGTTCTGAACGAATTTTATTGAATACAGTATCCAAATTCTTTTTCGTTGGAATGAGATTATCTTCCCAATCCCAGAATATCATATCCCCAACGGGGATCTTATGGTCACTGGTCACGAGACAGCTGACCACGGGCCCAACTTTATGTGTAGGCTTTGCGTTTGGTAATTGTTTCACCTTAACATATTTACCACCATGTTTCACGTAATGTGATCCAG